ACTGATCTCAGAAAACAAAACCCGGCCATTACAGATGATAACGTGAACGTTTTCGAGTAAACCATCGCCGTCAACGTCATACTTACCGTAGCAGTCGTAAAGAACAACTTTCTTTCGGCCCTCCTGTCCTTCTTTCATGCTTGCATCAGAGCTTTCTGGTGGTCGTTCATCTTCTCCGATGTAGTTTCTGATAGCATCATAGATAGTATCAAGGCTGCTTGCCTGGTCAGAAGTAGGATCAATAAAAGGAAAATCATCTTCGGTATTCCTGTAGACTTTCGCTTTTCCAAGCTTCCGAATGTCATCATAAAGAACGTAATGCCGGTGACACTCAAAAACATTCCGGCCAGAATCATCTTGTTCTGGAAGAAAGATATATTCGCCTGGCTTAATGTTTTTCATTACAGGCTGGTCTTTAACTCTGATCTTTTCCTTAATCAAAAGCTTGTATGTGCCGTCTGGAAGAGCTTCAACCTTTTTTATCATCTTCTCTGCTTCTTCAGGCGGGATTGAATAAAACTCTTCAGCCGTTGCCTGATACCAGTTGAGCTTTTGTTCTTCTCTTACTTCCCAATCCATTTTCATAACGCCAAGGCCTGCTTCAACCGCGTCACGGATCCATTGATCAATCAGCACATACCCATTGTTCTGAGTCTGCATTTGATACTTGATTACTTTTTCCAGGGCTTCTGGATTGTCATCACGGGAGCGGCCAAAGATACCGACAATTTTATCAGCGCCAAAGTAAACTTCAGTGAATGAAGGCATGAGCCATTCGACAACATCTTTTACGTCTGAAGAAGAAAAGCTTGAAAGCTTGGACAGGTTTTCAAACTTCTCAGCATAATAGGCTTTATTGCTGTGTAAGAGGTTATAACGCATGATGATTGCGTCTGCGAGGTTTGCATCAAAATACCGCTCTGCCTCTTCCTTGTCCGCCAATACCATGTCGTGCAAGTCTTCATCACTGATCTTGATCTTTTTCGGTCTCTGATATTCTTCTAATAGCTGCATGTTTTGCCCTCCTTGGCTACATTGCTCCTGCGCATCTTATGTCATCTATCTCTTCAAACTTTCTGGGGTCGAATTTGCCATACTCAAGATTGCCCTGGTTGGCCCTTAAAGCACCGTATTGCAAACCATCTTGCGGGTGACTGAATTGGTTCTTGTCTGGAACGTCAGTAAACCTCTCATCGCCTGCCACCTGAATACGCCGGTAACGATAACCGCCCAGGAAGCCGCGCCTTAAAATCTTGCATTTTGGAGAAAGTAAAAAAGCCGGTTGTCCATCGGTTAACCGGATCATGTATTCTGCAACTGCTTCACGCCTGGTAATAAAACTGTTGGTTGAAGCTGGTTCGGCATACCTGAAGCCAAAAGAGCGGACAACATCAAAGCAGGTATCTTCATCAGTCTGAACTCTCTGGTTGCCTGCCGGATCACCGACAACATAAATACTGCCGTCCTTCAGCCATTGCCGATAATCGGTATCAATCAGGGGCATTACAGCATCACGCATAAACTGTTTAATACCCATATTTGAACTGACAAGCTCATCGATCACACGAAACTGGCCCCGGGGTGAAAGCTGAGAGAAAACAGCTGCCGGTGTTAGTCCGAAGTCGAAAGACAGGATCAGCGGCAAATTGGTATAAGGCTGCAGAATGGTTTTCGCGCAATGAAGATCATCATTATATTCAGGAAATACCGGTTTGCCTTCCTGGATATTCCCATACTGGCCCATGATATAAACTTTGATCCATTCCTGAGTTTTTCCAGGAACCTGACGCAACCAGTATTCATAACCAAGAACATGATTGCTGACATTCTCTGCATCTGGATTTGGAACGTAGCCCTGTTCAGGAATGTAAATTAACGCCGGGGGCTGCTGCCAGAAATGCCAACCGATAGGAGTTTCTTCCTCAGCACACCGATACCACCAATGGTCATCATCAGGCGGGTTCGTGTCCATTATGATACCTGACCAGGAAGCGCCGCCTTCTGATTTGTTCGGATAACGCCCAACACGGCCCGTTAAACCATCCAATATGGCTTTGGGAACCTCACGCGCTTCGTTGATCCATGCCCCTGTAAGCTCAAGAGAAAGTAGCTTTTTAACCTGGTCAGGCCTGTCGAGTGCCAGAAACAACATTTCCAGCTCTATGGTTGTGCCGTCTTCCTGTGGCTGCACCATAAGGCCGCGAATAGGTGAATCATAAACAATCGGGCAAGATTCTTCTGACACCCAATCCTGCCATGTTTTAATCGACGTGCTTTTAAGTTCGCCGTATGTGTTTCTGACAACACACCAGCGGCTTTTCCTGACACCGTAAGCGTTCGGTCTTTGCCTGGCTGCACGGCTTAAAATCTCCATGCAGCAAGCAACTGATTTACCTGAGCCAATCGGCCCCATAATGCCCCTGACAAAATCGTCAGAGGCATGAAACTTAACCGGTGTTCGCTCTGCAAAGTAATGCTTAATCTTCTGCATCTTTGCCTGGCTCCGGCTCTTTTAATGACTTCGGCTTTCCGCCCATGTGAAGGACGATACCAAGGCCATTAACGCCTTCATGCTTAACCGTGCTTTTATCCATGCCAAGATACTTAGCAAGGATTTTCAGAGCGCCGTTGGCACCTGCAGAATCAAACTTGTAAATACCGGTCGGGTTGCCTTCGTTGTCGTATACAGGTTCTTCTTGCATACTTCGAATGACAACTTTTTTCGCTTTTTGAACAACCCAATCGATTGAAACATCATTTTCTCTCGCAATTTCTTGCCGTTTCTCTTCGATAGCCGCCTTAACATCAGCATTTTTCATCATGCGATCAGCTTGGCTATAAGCACTTCTTTCACTATAACCAGCGGCGATTGCTGCTTTTGTGGCGTTCATTTCACAGCGGAAATAAGCGTCAACAAACTCTTTGCGCTTTGGCGATAGTTTCAGATATGCGGATTGTTCAGGATTCTGGCTCATACTTTTATATTATCAGAAAACTGATAATAATTAAAGCTGCCGAATGTTTTGCAAAGTCTTAATTGCTGATTCTTCGTTATCGATTGTCTTCAAAACTGCGCTAGGCTGAACTTCAATTACATATCGAACTCGATCCGCGCCGTATAATCTTTCAAGTTCCTTGTAAAGCTGGATTGTAGTTCCCAGCGTCATAGGCTTACCAAGCCACGCTCTACCGGTTTGATTCATGCTGCTTTCTCCTGTTGATCAAAGTTGAATAGGTTTAAACCATTCGCAGAGATACCAGGGCGGTCTGACAATTTCTGTTCGTGAGAGTTCTGGAATTGTGCATCTGACTTCGAGCTGATTGCGCTTGAAGTAATGTTTGTGGTGCTGGCACTTGAGACAGGAAAGCTTTCGTTTTCTGTTTCCGGCCATAGCTTCAGATATTTCTTGTGAGCTGTTACACATTCCAGATTCCCGCATCCTTCACAGTTATTACTGTTACATTCAGCATTGAGCCGCGCCTTAATTACGGCATTCAACGCCGCGAATTGTTTTCCTTGCAGCTCATACTGCTCCTGGAGTTCTGCTTCATGTCGTTTATGGGTATCGTTTATCCAGGGCTGTTCATGCGGCATCTTTACCCCCTGGTAAAACTTTCAGGTTGCTCTTCTTGCCGATCTGGTTCACCAGGCCAATTAGTTTTTCATTGTCTGGCAGGCCATGTTCAAGATGGGTTGCGCTTTCGACAATTCCGCCAAGCTGAACGGCTCGGGCTTTTTCATCGTCGAATATGGCCCTGAGTTGGCCGCGAATAACTTCGCTGTTTTCTGCCCGGCAAAGCTCAAGAAAGCCGATTCTTTGAACTGCAGCGGCAACAAGTGGAGACCGTTCTTTTAACTCCTTCATTGCGTCTGCTTCGCGCATATAGCCGTATTTTTCTACCATTGCGAAAGCAAGTTCAATGCAGTCGCCTTTTGTTTCAATCATCTGCGGCTTTGCCATTTGCCGGATCATCGCCACGAAGTTATCACCTGGATAAAGCTTCGGGTGTTCCATTACAAAGCGGCTTGCAGCATCGAGCAACGATTTGTCAGGAATGTCCTGGAACATTCGATACCACATATCCAACACGAATTTCACATCGTCCTTTGGCTTTAACTGCGGATGAACAGATAAAACCACTGCAAGCATTTTGCTGAATCCTTGCTGAGTAAGCATTACAATTCACCTTTTTCCCATTTCTTCAAGTCCGTGAAAATGCTGTCATTTGGCGCTTCAGCCTTTCTCTTTACCGCTATTAACTCTCGAATTACCCAATCAGCTTTAAACGAAGTTATGTTTGGTTTGTCCTTCAAAAGCTGCTCAAGATGTTCAAGAGTGCATCCAGCTTCAATGGCGCGTGATATTGCCATTTTTTCAGTTTCAGAGCATTTGGCTGCACCGATAGCTTTCAGGAATTGATTTATCTGCTTCTGAGAAGCGGTTATTTTGCCATCGTCGAGATTTATTGCAGGCGTTTCGATTTGTTCATCGCCTGGTAAAAATTGCGAAGCATCGAACGTGTTTTTCGAAGAAGTAGTAGAGGAATCATCTTTCGCGTTTTGCGCGAAGTTTTTCTTTTCCTTTACTTTCCTTTCTTTTCTTTTACTTTCATTTCCTTTTAGCGTAGTAACTGCTGTTAACGACGTTTTACGACGTTCAACGTCGTTTAACGGCGTTAAACTACCGCTAATTTCTGAAATAAGGTTATACTCTGGAACCAGCAGTTCATCAGGCTGATACTGCTTTCTGTTAATGGTTTCTTTTGCAGACACATACCGTTTTTGAATTCCTGCACTTGTTAAAATCGAAAAGCTACCAAACAAGTTGTTGTCGAGTAGATCAATCTTAAGGCAGAGTGACAAAACCTCAGATACAAGACTCGGTGTGAACCCTGCACCCAAAGCATCGGCAATGTCTTCAGGATAATGCTCATCCCACTTCAGGAAATACCCGTTTTCCCGGTATATCTCGCAGAGCAGGAAGGTGTAAATCGTTGTGCCTTTTCCCCCGAACGTCTTAAGCAACCGTTTAATTTTACGATCACCGAAGAAACCCGTATCTAATGGGAAGTAGTTCAACGATTCTTTAATAGGCCTGGCCATTTACTACCTCGCTTATCTTCTGCAAACATTCTTCAACGCCAGATACTTTGAGATAGACACCGCCTTTTTGCTGAATATCTATTCCTCTTGCAAGCTGCTTTGCTTGGCGACTATTGCAGGTTTTACCCTTGGGATCTTTAACCTCTACACCGAGAAACCGACCGTCAGGCAGATAACCGACATAATCAGGCCAACTCTCTTCACCGAGTTGTATAACACCACCATGCCAACCTTTAGCCAATCCGCAATGGTGACGCACGATCTGAATCCTTGGAAAAAACCGTTTGATTGCCTTGTAAATTTGCTTGCTTATTTCTGTTTCTGACATTTGCTATAACTTCAAAGGCAGGGCCGAAGCCCCGCCGGTTAGCGTCAGTAATTTCTGAGAATCAAAAGTTCTTTGGCTTTTTCTTTTACCTGGTCACAAAACGCCTGGTATTCGTCTTCCCTTACCTGGTCGAGAACCATATCGAAACCGGGCATTGAGAGGGAGAAAAGAATCTGGCCTTTTTCTTCATCGAGAACGGGCGTAATTGAAAGAGAAAATTCGTATTCAATTTCTGATCCGCGAACGATTTTGCCTTTGAATGGAATTTCTGAAGGGCAGACAGCCTTTTCGGTTGTGCCGTTACTGTCGATCTTCTGTTCCCATTCGTATTGTCCAGCCTGTTCACCATCTGAAAAAATGGGATTGCTGACGAAATTTACTTTCTTACTGGCGCGAAGCTTTGAAATCACCTGGTAAAGATTTTCAAATCCAGGTATGAATATTTTTACCGATTCCAGTTTATCAAGCAGTGCGCGGTGAGAGAATTTCTGACCAGAGCAAAGAGCTTCAACAACTCTCCAAAGAAGAGTAAATTCACGATCAAAAGACCATTTATTCTGTTCTATACCGATTGAATCATCGGTATAGAATATTGCCCCGGCACGCTCGAAAATAACTGTCATTCCAAAGCCTTCAGAGTCTTCACCATCGCGGCGAATTTCTTCAAGAACGGCTTTGGCGAATGAATCAACATTGCAAACGGTTCTGTTGAATGGCCGGTTTACCGGGACGCGCTCAAAGCTTTGCTTTGAATCGTTGTAAATATACTGGCCGTCCTGGGTATCAATAAGTTCTGGCCGCTGCAGGCCTGTTACAAAAGCAATAATTTCCTGGATCATGCTGCTTTTCCTCCTTCAACTTTCTTCAATGGCGTAACGTTCGGCAGGTGCGGTTGTCTGGGATCATCCAGAAACAGATTGCCGCGATTGTCGTGATAAATTGATCTGATGTCGGCTTTGAATTCCGGGAGTTTGGTTGTAACGTCTCCGGTAATTTCGAGGCGGGTATCGTCTTTCCTGGCAAAAGCCATTGTTACAGTCATTTTTCCGGCTTTACCTGTTGAAAGCACACGTTTAACTGTCTCGATGAAAGCCTCTTTTATCAGCTCATCAAGAGTGTCAACGTTACCCTTGTAACTGCCTTCTATTAAGGGCAAGGTAGTCACAAAACTCAGTGGTTCAGTCTTGTCCATGTGGTTTATTCCTCCTGGTTTCTTCGAGAATGTTGAGAAGCATTCGGGCAGGTTGCAAAATGCGAAACATGCCCGTTAACGACGTGGGTTTTGTTATCTGAGCCTTGGACTGCTACCAGTGTTTTCTTCGCGTCAAACGGGTGAGATTTGCCATTCTTGGTTTTCTTCCAGATGATCTCTTTGCCACAAGATTTGCAGTTCATAGCTTTCCTTTCTGTTTGTTTGAAACCGATCAGGCTCGGGTTTGTCCGGCCTGACCGGTCGGCAAAAAAATGAAAATCCCATTTTTCCCCAGATACCTGGGTTGTGAGTAGCCCGGCACAGCCTGCAGCTATCTCATCATTAGCAAGGGCGGGATTCGAACCCGCAAGATTGGTGTTTGCTTTCGCTTTCGTTTTCCTATCTGCAACTACCAGAACTCGCATCTTTTACGCTGAGCTTATCCAGCAACCAATCTATAAAGAGTTTCCACATTAGCGTTTTCCAATTTCGCCACCTTGCCATGCGCCGGTCTTTCCCGGCAGTCAGCTGGTTTGGTTTGATTTGTTCCTTTCGGGCGCTCCGCAGCCAGCAAATTCTGAGCGCAAAATTACTTAAGCCGCTTCAAGTTCCTGACCTTCTTGATCAGCCTCTTGTGGGGCTTCTTTTGCGATTGAGATTGAAAGAGTCTTTGCTTTGCTCTTCACTTCACGATTAGCTTCTAAAACCGCCTTGAAAATTTTCTTATTATCCTTATCGAGTTCTTTTTCAATCAGTTTGGCACCGCTGCTTGAATACTCACAAAGCTCAAGAGGAGGGCGACCAACAATCTCCTGAGTAGCGTTAAAAATTGCCGGGAGATTGTAGTTGTATCTACTAACCTTTTCCTTTAATTCAAATGTTCTGCCAGCGATTGTGACTTTGCCATGTTCTTTAAGCACCGCCTCATACTTTTCCTTCATTAATGCCTGGATAGAATAGGCAGTGTCAGCAATAGCTTTAACTTTGTCGAAATACTCA